CGCCGAAAGACCAGTAACCGCCTGTGATGTGCCAGCCACAGTAAGATCATTAAAGCCCGTAACAAAGCTGGCAAAGGTGTTCACAGTGGATACATCCAGCCTGTAGCTGTCAGCACCAACCACAGCAGCCCAATTAGCGGTTAGCGACTCGTCTAATACACTCGTAGCTGCACTTGCTACGGGAGCGTCAGTCGTTACGCCGCCACCATTCCCGCCAAGGCTCAAGGTAAGGTTCAGTCCTAATGCACTCGGAAGGTTCATTTGCCCTTCTTGAATAGCTTCAAGATCATGTCTGACTTCAGAAATGGTTTTACTATTGGATAGGCAAACCTAATTGCAGAAGTAGCCCCGCCAAGAATCTTAGAGATTTTGCTAAGAGGCTTGCTATCTTCTTCTTTGGCAACAAACTCGTCTAGCTTCATTGCAGCATACTTGTTGAGCACGTTGTTGTCAGATATCTGCCCACGTACCTCTTTGCCAGTAGATTCGATGAGCGCTTGTAAGACAAGCATAGCATATTTCAATATAAGCGCAGCAGTTTTCTTTGGAATCTTTGCAAGCCCAAATGCGAATGTGAATGCTGCTACTAGAGCAGTGATTGCCCAATACTGGATTGGGTAGTTGCTAAAGATTGTGTTAACAATATCAGTAGCGGGTGCAACAAAAGTGGTGTCTATCATATATATACCTCTATAGTGGTTCTTTTATGCTGAGGAACATTTTAAGCATCCCCATCATTTCATGAAGCTGAGCTGATATGCTCTTAACTTCTTCCCTTAATTCTCTTACGTTTGTAGAGTGGTCGTGCTCTATCCCCTCAAACCTCTTTTCACATGTACCCCGCTGACTTTCAAGGTTATTTATCTTCTGTGAGAACTTGCCCCAGGTCACAGACCCTCCAATGATAAAAGCTGCTATTGTGATAATATCACCAGCATCAAACAGAGTACTTAGTCCACTAAGCATTCTAATACACTATGTTGAGTTCTTGTAACCCCCAAGCTAACACTCTGTAAGCCTTGAAGGTTGGAGTTGTAGCATCAGTGCTTGCGCTAATGCCTCCGCCAAGAGTAGCCACTATAGCAGTGTCGGTGGCTTTTACTAGTAGGCTAGTAACGCCTTTCTTTGTGAAAGTGTATGCAATATCACCCTCTTGCTCAATACCATTCGTGACCAATAGAGCATCTTCTTTTTCGATTGCAATAGTGGTAGTAGCAGCAGGCGCATCTTTAATCTGACTGACTATCAAGTAGTATGCTCCACTTGTTACACTTGATATGGTGAGGGTTCTGGTAGAATATGCAGCAGTGGCGGCAGATAACTTAAGCTCCATCATGCTTTGGTATGGCTTTATGTTTGTATTGCCAACTGTAGTAACAGCGTATTCCCAATCACCGCTCTGCACTGGAGCAACAAGTCCAACAGTTAGGTTGGCTCCGCTAACGTTCTCTATCGCAACACATGGGGGATGCGGGATAAGCCCGAATGTATATATGCCATAATTGGCAGCATCTCTAACAAGTAGTCCTGCTCCAATCTCAGCAGCCCGTCTAGAGTTTTTACTAGGTTCCATCTTAATTCCTTAAAACTGGTTTGGTTTTATAGTTATGCCAACATATCTGGCAGCATTATGCTTGATTTGTAGATCCTTGAATCTGTATCTATATCTATCAAACAGTGATTTCACAAGTTGTCCACCATCGGGAACCATGTCAGCAAGCATAGAAGCAGCGTAGTATGCAGCAGTTAGCTGTACATCGCTATCATACCCATCATCTTGATGCTCCCATAGTTCTGTCTCAAGCATTAAACAGCTTGCCAATTTATGATTGGGGTCTGCTGTTGGATAGAGTGTGGTTATCAGTTCGTATCCACCAGCATTGTTCTCATAGTCAACAAGCCTGCAAAGCTCCCTTTCCGCATTAGCATACAGCCTTTCCCCAACTGGGATGGTTGCAAGAATAGCAGGTGGCGTCCCAGAAGCAGCTGGGATGGGGATAGGCTTTGTAGTTATATAGTACGAAGAGAAAACACCACGGTATACTTCCCATTTGGCCATACCATATAGGAAAGGTTTCCCCATCTCTTCTGTGCTCTTTATGGGGTCGACAGCTCTTTGCTGATATTTAACAGACACTGTGACAGTGTTTGGTAACACGGTGCCAGTCTCATCGACCACAGTAAACTTGTTAGCATCAAAGTACCAAAAGTATCTCATCGTTTTATCACCCTTGATATCTCTTCGCCATCAATGCTCACAGAGATGACCTTCACTATCTTCTTAGTAAGTGCATCAAACTGTGACGCTGAAACATCTTCTTTCACTATGTTAACTTTGAGATCTTGTGTTATTTTGGATAGAGCCTCGTTATACATTACGGTAAACATCCTCTTGGAGACCGTTGGCAAGTATTGTTGCACCAGATCATATAGTGTCCCTATCTTCATCTTTGCTCCATTGGTTGTTGTCCAGCAGTAAAGTAGGCGTCATATGCTGCTCTCGTAACCATGTGCTTATTAAGCATGCTATTCGCATACTCTATTCTAGATTGTATTCTCTGTATCCTCAGGCTATCTACTCCACTTTGGGCAGAAGCAGCATCTACTTGCAATCTAATCTTCGCCAGCTGTGTAGCAGCCATCTCGGCATCGTCAGATGCGATACGAGCCTGTACAAGCGCTAATTCCTCTCGACCTATACCTATGCTGGACAGTGTGCTTATATCGCTAGTAACGTCTTCTATGGCGTCCCTATAGCGCTTGTATGTTTCATGCTGAGCACAGTACAATGCCAATGGGTACTTCAGCCTTCTTGGGAATGTAACGCTACCATTAGAAGCACTATATGCTACCCCTATAACAGAGTATGTAAACATGCTAGGCTTGAACGGTTCAATGTGCANCTTATTGCCTATCACATAGTAATATGCTGTTTCACCTCTGTCGTTTAGCAGTGATAGCTCATTGCTTATATGCTGCCTAGAGTTTCTCTGAACAACTAGGCTATTGTCTTTGTATACGGTTATTCCTAGACTTGGAGCATGTAATGTCACTGGGATAGACGATATAGTTGTTTCTAGATTAAACTCGCTTATGAGCTCAGGCATCATTGTCTCTACTCTACGTATGACATCTTCCATGCCTGCAATCATAACGTCATCTGAAACATTGATACCTGTCTCTCCAAGTACTCCTGCTACATATCCGTCTATATCTACGCTAGTTGTCATATATCTCTCTTTTGTCGAAGTAGGGGCGGTTGCCCGCCCCCACAGATGTTTAGTTTATGATTAGGGATACAGTCCCAACGTGACCATCAGCAGCACCTTCTGCAACTGTCGAGATTCTATAGTATGGATAATCCCCAGCAGAAGATGGTGTGTGTGTTTTTGCAACAGAGCCAGCTGCGGCAAGATCAGCCCCAGACAAGTCTGCATCACAGGTGATTGTTTGCAGTGTGACCCAATTTGTCCGATTAAGACTTCCCTGCAACATTGCCTTGTGGAACTTGTTTCCAGCTGTTACGGTAGTAACGGCGTAGATCATTGTTACAGACTGTCCAGCTGGGACATCAATAATATTTGATGTGATCGCGGTTGTGTTATCGGTAGCAGTGGTCGCGGCTCCAGTATAAACTAGGCGACCATTTACTGATTTAGAAGTTATTGCGTGTGGCATTATCTACTCCTCTAGTTGAACTTCAAGATGGCATGGGTCTCAGGCAAGCTGATTTCCAAACCAGTTTCAGTGGTTATTAGGTCTTTTCTCCCATCAGTCCCAGGGGTCTGAATGTTAGTTTCTATCCAAGTATCGCGATTCTGTCCATTTCCAACCAAGGGGCGTACAGCTACGTTTTTCATGTCTACAGAGATTGCATAGTCTTCCCAGCCATTGCGGAGCAACGGCTCTTCAACACACATGAGATCACCAAAGATTGTAGAGATAGATTGAACCTTATGTCCAAACTTACCTTGGATCTGTTGGATGTCGAAGTTATAGGAGCTAGTCCCAGCAGTGTTAGCAGTGAAGCTACCTTTGCCAAGACGGTTAAGCCAGTTGATTACTTTACGAGAAGTAAGCAACAGTTTCTTTCCATTGTTACCGCTTTCAGGAGCGAAGTAGTCTTCCATAGCGTCTAAGAAGCTATCGAAGTTAGTGGTAGCATAGTTGAAGGAATAGGTCTTACCATAGGCTTCAGTNTAAGGCANGATACCCCAAGTNTAGCGNTTGTTGTTAGANGCATCATTGTATCCACGNCCAAAGAGCATAGCTTCTTCAATGTCGATCTTGTGCTCNCGAAGCTTNTCNCCCCATTGNCGNGCCCATTCATCAGGACGACCACGCAAGCGAGTTGCCATAGCGGTACCAGACATAAGTTGGATAGCAGTCTTGAAGATCTGAGTATAGCCTTCACGATCATACAGTTTGTCGTACCATCCATCAGGAGCATCTGTGGCCTCAGCAAAAGCAGAGCCTACGATCTGGATATATGTCTTCTGAGTTGGGATAGTGCTGGTCGGCACAGTAAATGTCTTACCAGTATAGATGTTTGCAGTTGCGCCAACAGCAGTAAGAGNCATAGATACATGCCCAGTAGCAGCGCTAAAAACATTGCCGCTAACAGTAGGCACCGCTTCAGTTGTGACAACTNTCACAACTTTGAAGTGACACATAGTGCCATCAGTTGCGCGAAGGGTTACAAGTTGTCCTGGCAAGAAGAATGTAGGAGCCTTGTCAACATTGCTAGTTGTTACAGCATCTGCTTTCCCACAGATTTCGCGGCCATAGATATCATACGGTGCAGCTACCCACACACTCAGCGTGTTGCTTGACCAAGAAGCATCAGCCACAATAGCGTATCTACGCTGCCATTGGTGACGCTGTTCCAAGAATTTGAACACAGGATCATCAGTAGGTTTACGAGATACTTTATTCAAGTATACATAGAATGGAGATTCCTGCGGAGCAAGCTCTGCTACGCGTTCCCCAAAGTTAAATATCCGTCTGTTGTTGTCAATCGAAGTGCCAGTAACGGCAACCCCCAAATTAGCAACTTTAGTGCCAGCATATTCTGTAATAGCCATTTATTTTTCCTTTTATTTACCAGTCATTTTGCTGGTTAAATCTTTGTTTAAGTCCGCCCATTATTATATCTTCTGGGGATCGAGTATCTGTTGGGGCTCCATTTGGAAGCATTGCTGGGGCGGGTGCAAATGTTCCTGCTTGCCTTGCCTGAGCAAAGTCTTGCGATGGCGCCTTAGACTGTTTGCCATAGACAGTCTGATACAGTTTCCATAGGTTATCGACAGTTAAGTTCTTAGGGTCTGACATCTTCTCTATAAAGTCCCTTGCAGTCTCTTTGTCTGCTTTGTAAGTTGTCATAACATCTTTCTCAATACTGGCAATCTGAGCTTCTTGCGCTTGCCTTGCGGTAGCTTCTTCAATGGCCTTAGCCTTGTCTGAAACAGATTGCTGTCGTTGTTCTAAAATCATCTGTTCTAAATATTCAGTTCTTGCAACACTATACGATAGCATATCCTGTTGCCATTTTTGGAAGTCTCTAACATACTTAGCTGACTCCGATCTGGGATCCTGCATCGCTTCTTCCATGCTGTATCCTGCTGGAGCTTGTGGCTCTGTTGGGGGAGCTGGGAAGCGTTCCTCTTCAGGCTCCACTTCTTCTTTGGCCTTAGCAGCAGCTACCATCTTGTAGTACTCTGCTTCTGCCTTAGCTTGAGCAAGCTCGTTAGCGCGTTTATCCGCTTCTGATTGCCAGTACTCATAACGTACCTTATCATTATCACGAGGTGTCGCTCCTTGGTCTTTTGGCTGTTCTTCTACAACTGGCTCGCTATCTTGAGGTACAGCTTCTTGGGGATCTTCAAAAGCATCAGTTTGCTTGTTAATCCCGAACAGTTCTTCTAAGACCAATTCTTCTTCTGTTTTGTCCATGTTTTACTCTCTTACTTTTTGGTTTTGCTTTTATTGGGAGCAGGCTTGCTGGTATCCCGTTTCACTTTTTGCAGCTCATCATTAAGTCGTTCACTAAATAGCTTGGCACTATGATCTGCTGCATTACCTATATTGTTAATCTGTCCAGAGAATCTGGCAAGTTCTGTTTCTTGCTTAGCATGCATTGTCTCACGCTCTCTTGTCTGCAAATCGCCCTTCAGGCTCTTTACTTCGCCTTGCAGTTGTTCTACCATGCCTTGCAGTTTAGTTATCTCGTCAATACGCATTAGTACGCCTTCTTGATCGAAGATCTCTGTTTTCTTCAGCACTTCTTGTCTATCTATAATGCCTTTCTCGTATGCAGCCATATAGAACTCTAGCTGAGCATATCTGTTAGTCGGCAACGTAGAGCCAGTAACAACTACTACATCATACCTGCCTGTGCCTATGTTGTTGATGACATCTATTACTTGACCATAGTCATCATACATTCTCTTGTTAATCATAAACTCAGACATGCTATTATTAGGCTGGATAACTCTTACAATCTTCTCAGCAGAGTATAACTTCTGCATCATAGGTATAACAACTTCTCCAAGTCTTTTAAGCCCAGCTTCTATATCCATAAGCTTAGACTTGATACGTCTTTGCCCAAATTCATCAAGGGATATGGTAGCCTTATAAGTTTGTGGAGCATTCTGTGCATTACCCATCATAAACTCATATAACCCCATCTGATGGTCTATATCAGACTTTGCTGTTACTTCTTTCCTATAGAGTTCTGCTGGTAGCGGAGGAGGCTGTACAACTTGCATATTGCCATCAGATAGATCTGCTTCCATAACAGCTGTAGGGCTAGCCCACTGCTCTTCAAATTCTTCTATATCTACGCTACCACGTTGCAAGATGATCTTATTAGTTGTCGAAGTAGTAGCATGTGCTATGATAAGTGATCTAGTTTTATTGATCTCTTCTTGTAGTGATCTTACCATGCGTACATCAGACATAGGATATGGTGTTCTGTTATAGAGGTTCATAAACAACACTACTGGATAGTGCTCAGACTCTAATACGCCTTCATAGATAATCTCTTGCCCAGCTATAACCCACTGGCGTATCACTGGTTGAAGTGTCTTAACAACTTCAATTATACCAACCTCAACAAGTTTGCCCATAGTGATAGTCTGTACTTGTACCTCTTGTGGCTGTGCCAACTCATAAGGAACCTCTTGCCCAGTCTGATCAGCAGTTTGCTGCGCCTGAGCTTGTTGTTGCTGGTTAGCTTGTTCAGCCATCATCTGAGCTTCCTCTTGAGCCAACTGTAGAGCTTTCTCTGCTGTGCCCTGGTCAGTATACACTTGACCATTGATAACCCATGCTGGACGCTTCAGATACTCTTTGAAGTCATCTTCATTGAGTAAGTCTTCTGCTCCAGTCTCTTTATCGAATACCCTAAAGAATGACCTAAACTCTTTCTTGAATCTGATGTATTCTCTGACATACCTATCTTTGGTATCTGCTGACAATATAGTATCGTCTTCTGGGAACACTATGCCAAGTGATGCTATATCAGTAGAAGGCATATCAGTATGGTATGATCCATCAAGCTTCCCAATCTTGTTAGCAAGCAATGGATATCGTTTCTCTAGCTGGTCNCTAGTGACAAGCTTAGATATGAGTATATTCTCTGCATCATCTCCAAACCTATTACGTGAAGCTGGATCAACATATACTGTCATAGGATCTATATCTACAAAGCATACTTCACCCTTCCCCATGTCTTTAGTTTGGTCAACATATACATATGCTGCCCCCATGCCAGTAACATAGTAGTCGTCTATAGCTTGCCTCATCACACTATCGCCATCAGAAGTCTGCCAGATATATTGCAACAAGCCATTGATGGCTTGAGCTACTTGGTTATCACTGTCTTCTCGTGGACTAACCCTGAATGATGGTCTATTCGCAGTAAGCATAGCTTTAGCAGCTTCTACTGATGGGTGTATGCGGTTAACGACAACTGGAGCTTGCTTACGAGCTTCGAGCTTCTCTATGTCAGCTTTGCTCCATTGCTCGCCTAGCCTAAACTTCCTGTCTTCTTGAGCCCTTATAGCCCATGTTTCTCTTGCCTCAGAATACACCCTGTATAGGTGCTGAGTTTCTTCAACTACTTTACTAATCACAAAGTCCTCACCTTGTCTTCTGTTGTAAATTTTGCAACAAGATGCTCGTTCCCAAGTATCTCGTCAATAACCATCATAGCATGCCTAAGCTCTTGCTGAGCAGACAGTAAGCCACCCTTTGTGACTTCTGATCCAGTCATAAGTCTTAGCATATCTGCTGATCTTTCAATAGATGTTCTCACTCTTTGTAGTTTATTCATATCTCTTCCTNTCCTACAAGATACTGATATATCACACTGTAAGCCATGACAATTTGTTCTTTAGCTTAAATTCTGTCTTTTTCTTAACAGATCTATGCCTGCAAGGATATGATTTATCAATAGCATAGAAGATTGAATCCATCGCATCATCGTGTTTGCCAGACGGGTAGCTCAAGAACTCTTGCTGAGCCGCTATATCTTGAGATCTGAAATAGAATCTGCCACTAGCAAATCTAGGCACCAAGCTAATCAATCTCTCATTCTTACTTGTTCTTGGTCTTACACCAGCTTCTATGCCAGGGATAAACAGCCCCTGAGATGTCATAAGCGATCTCACAGTAGTTCTCAGAGCCTCTTGATAGCCAACAACCTCAATAGTAGTCTTCATAGGTTTATACTTCTTATACATGTCTATGATGGCTTGTGGTTGCAATTCAGGAGACATTCTCTCTCTAACCATATCAATCAAGTAAGCATTATCATCAGCATCAACAGCCACTACTGCTATAACAAAATAGTCAGCAGTCTTNGATAGCGAAGAAGCTGGATCTATGCCCATATACACATTGACTGGAATAACTATCTCTTCATTNCCTATGTTCTTATACAAAACCTGCTTATCTTCTCTAACGTCGTATATGTAGTCATGCATACGTATGAATGTGGGCTTAAATGGAGCTGTATCTGGTGCCTGAGCTATGTTCATATACTCTTGATAGAACCCATTAAGGGTCCCAACACTAGCAAACTCTTCTTTAATCTGCTTAACACGTTCTATAGGGAATCTCTCAGGCCATGTAGGTACATCATTCTCATCTACGATACCATACCATAGCACATTCCATGCTGGAGACTCTTTAGCCCAACATAAGAAGCAGTCTTCATGTATAACTGTGCCAACCATGATGATTCTGCCATTATCAGCTAGTGATGGTATTACAGCATCTGTTATCCATTTCCTGTTATCTACTCTTGTCTCAGCTGTAGCAGCATTAGTCTCAGACTCTATATCGTCAAGTATGATAACATTTGGTCTTGTATCGCCTTCAATGGCTCCACGTATCTTCTGCCCAGTACCAAGAGCCATAATACGAGATCCATTAGCCAATATGATATCATTCTGAGTCCATCTCTTAGCTGTAGCAGAGCTCATATCTCCAAATAATAGCTTAAAGTTATCAGATCTATCAAGATGATACTTGATTCTATTCAAGAAGTTAATAGATTGAGCTTGTGCTTCAGACACTATGATAATAAACAAGTCTTCAGTAGGCTTCTTGAATGCTACTCTCCACAGCGGATACACAAGTGAGCATAGGGTACTTTTGCTCGATCCCCTATAAGAGGCAATTAGCACCCTCTTCATGGCATCATTTCTAAGGTACTTGTATATATCTTTATGGAAGGCAGGCACAGCAGCTGTAATAGCAGTAGGGAAGCATACTTTAGCAAAAGTATCTATCTCATCATACAGCTTCTTATACAGCTCTTTTACTTTGTCACTCATTCAGCGTCTTTCTCTATTTCTCTAGTCAGCTTAACGGTGTCTTTATGCTCTATCAGGGCATCAGCTAGATGCTCAAGAGTGTGAGCAGAATGGGTAATGCTCTCTTTATGAGTCTCTTTCTCTTTGAACCCAAGGATATCAAACAAGTTCTCTACCGCTCTCATCATGTTCCCTACATCTTTCTTATCTCTAGCCATCTCTATTGCCTCATCAAGCAACATGATAGCCTTTTGCCTACTAAACCCATTAGAATCTAGCAAGCTTAAAATCTCTTCTTTAACGGCCATTTTAAATACCTCGCTCTTAGCGACTGTTCTCCATTTGTTAAGTTCTACCATAGGTGCTGCTGGCAAGCATTGCTTAACAGCAAGATCTATCTTCTTATCGTTAATGATATATGCTCTAATAATCTCTCTAGCCCTAGAGGTCTTCATAGCTTCTTCTATCTTCTTAGCTTTCCTCTCTCCACTAACAAGAGGCCCAACCAACAACTCTCCCACTACAGGCTTTCTAGCATTCTTATATGATTTAGCTATCCCCCCAGTGAATGACCAATAACCGTGTACATCTGTACCATACTTGGCTCTATCCAACAGCTCTGTTACATATCCATCATCAGACAGCCCATACTCACCTTTAACATCGCACTCTCTCCAATGCCTATAAGCAATACCCAAGACATCTGCCTCTTCTCTAGTGTATATCTGACAGTCTCTATGCCCTTTCTTGAGCCTATCAAAGATTCTAACTTGATACATATACTCTCTCTAGTTGTTTAATCATACCTTACAGTATAACACAAGCGCCACTCTTTGCCAAGCGTAAGTCATTGCCAAAGGGGGAAGAGAGACTAGAGAGTGTTAGGGGATACTCTTTTCTACATGTTATTCTGTAATGAGTATACATACAGTTAGCTAGCAGTATATATATATATATCTACCGCGTACGTGCGCGCACACGTGAGAGACCATGCATCACCAGCNCACTTNCTNTATATCCCTACCCCANCGCCTACAATGCCATTTAAACTTCCATACGACCCGTTTTCAGCCCATAAAACACNAAGAAGGTATACCGAGTAGCCTAGACACCTAAACTCTGCGTATGGGCTCGTGAGAGATTTGTAGAGAAGACTACAAAAAATTGCTTGAGGGGTGNCNAAAAAAACCTGCAAAAAATTGCTGGAGAATGGGTGTTAGGGATATATCACTCACCCGCCCCCTGTTTTTAAGGCTATGTGGGGGCTAATTTGCGTTGAGTGATAATTTCTATGAGCGTTAGTTGATGTCAAGCCTTAGCTTACATGCGCTATGTTATTGCTGCTGCTGCTGATTGCATGCACGGCGCCTTCGGCGCCTTAGCAACGACAGGCATCTCAAAAAAGGAAGTACTAATCATGAAGATCGAAGTAACAATGTTTAAGGGGATGCCCTCTCGCATCTCCAGTAATGAGCCGCTATCCCTAACTGGTAAAGCTGCTATCATGCAGGCTTACCAGCTTAGCAGTAACTGTAAAATCACTGACTCTGTACCGTCTAAGAATGGTGCAGGTTATGTCGCCTTTGTAAACCAACCTGACATTCTTGAAATCAACAACTAACCCCTTTCGCCCTAAGCATGGCGTTAAACTGCTTACCCCTTAATCTCAGGGGGGGGTTACTATACAAGCCAGCAAGGGCTTTAAAGGCTTGCGACAGCTGACCAAGGGCTGATTTCAATTCATAAAGGAGGCTACAATGAGACCACTCGAAATGTTATTATCCGCCATCGAGAATGGCGAGCGCATAATCATCAACCACAGCGAAGATGCTGTCGGGACATACATAACCTTCAGAATCAAGAACGAAAGCTCCGCCACGGGGTTCACGGACATCTGCATCTACGATAAAGATGCAGACCAAGCGCTATTCGTATAATCTTTAGACCTNAGCAAGTCTCTAAACTGCTCTCNATACAAGTATGCCCATACAGCTATACAGTTACAACTGTGTGGACTATACAGCTATATGGGCCAATTATACAGCCAAGGAGGCTACAAACATGAAAGACAAGGAAGTTAGCAACGAAGAACTATT